TTCCACATCTTTGCTAATATTAACACCTAAATCTTTTAAATCTTCTAAAGCTTCTTTACCTTCTCGAACTGCTAAAAATGCGAAACCAGTAATAATTATTTGTTTTATTATTTCAGGATTACTTATCAAAGACATAACATTGTCGTGACTTCTCTTTGCATCAACTGCTGCTTTTTGAGCCGTTGTAACTTTCTCTATTGTATAATCCTCTGGAATAAGTGCGTAAGGCATTATCGCCTCTTCTTTTTCCCTGCAGGTGTTTTCCTAAATGCAACACCCATTTTCTTAAGGTTTATTTTACCTGATCTTAATCGAAAGCGTGGTTTGTTACTGTTAGCCTTAACATATTTGTTCCAGGCTGATAGTTTACGTTTACGTCTAGGTTTGGTTTCATTTGGAAAAGTATTACCAGTCATAGGTGCAAACAATCCATCCCTAGGTGAACCACACTCCGGACAATACTTCGTAGGCATTAGATCATAGCTCCTTCTACTACTACTGTAATCAATCCCGAAGTACCCTGAGCTATAACTTTGATACCCGTGTTCGGGGGTATCGTATAGTATAGGTTAGGGAATTGGGGCCCGATACCTGCAGTCTCTATCAGGAACTTGCTAACATGTAGTGCCTCTTCATTACCTTGAATAGTCCAGGACAGCGCATCACCTTGAGAACATCCGCTATAATCGAAAGAGACGTTAGTTACGACACTATAGAATTTATTTGGAGAAATAAAATCTAACAAGGTTGTGCCACCTCCAGTTAATGCTTCTAAACCACTCCAGGCAAAAACATGACTTCCAAAGAAGTTAAGTGTCGGCCCCGTCGAAAGTGTCATTAAACAATCTTACCCGTTATACTTGAATAACAATTGTGGTTAGTACTTCCGGTTTTGTTTATTGCAGTAATCTTGATAGCTGTATAAGGAGGTACTATAAACTCTAAATATTTTGAATTTTCATTAAATCTATCAGAGGTAGAAGTAACCACAGCAGTCAATTTAAGACCATTAAGATAAAAGAAAAAAGTATAATCGTCAGTCGTTATAGCATCACCTGTAGTTGTATAATTCCACTGCCAACGGACTTTGATTACATCACCTTCCGATCTAGTTTCTATTAAAGAAATTTCACTATTAGCAACAAGTACAACCCCTGAGTATGCATAAACACTTTTACCAATATAATTAAGAGTTAAACCTGTTGAAGCTGTAAATTGTGGTCCATAATCAACACCTTCGGGCATTGATCTACTCGAATGTTATTGTACAGCTAGAATCAATAGTTGCGTTAGTTGTTACTGCTACTTGAATATCTAAAGTATTTCCGCTTGTTACACCTAGTGCTGTCTTTTCTTGAACAACACAGTTAGCAACTCCAGTTCCACCACTTGCAGCCTGTGCAATTGCTGGTCCCATGAATGTGGCATCCCCCTCTTGGAGGGCCGTACCTGTCAATTTAAATCCAGAACAGAAATCTGCCCCAGTTCCGACACTACTAACTCCCATTGATATAGAAGATATTTGTGATACTCCAGAAGGTACAACCAAAGACAAGCCTGAACTTGCAAATTGATTATTCATACTCTGAAAACTAGTTGTTGCTGCTAATGCAGCTTCTGTACGTGTTACGACTATTGCCATGTTTATGCCCTTACCTTAATTGGTCCAAGAGAAGCTAGAACAGGTGAACCTCTTGAAAAGGATTTAACTGCTGCTTTTGCTAAAAATGCCCCGATTAATGTCTTAGTGATCGCTTGTTTATTGGATTTTGCTGACTTAGATAGTGTTGATAATCCAGTATTAATATCTCCAGCTAGAAAGGACTTCATTGACGAACCTGCGTTCGTTTGTTCCAGGAGTGCTAAAGCTGCCCCTGTCTCTATTACATTAATTCCAAATTGCCTAGGAGCTCTTCTCCTGGAGGCTTTACGTCTTCGTGCGACCATGTATTTCTAGTATTAAGAATCCGCTATATAACTTGTTCTACCCATTTTTGAGTATAACAGTAATGTATAAATATTAGAATTCTAATTTAAGCTTATGAGTGACAAGAAGTATACGTTCGGTCAGCCATCACTAATGAAGGCAATTGAACCAGGACAGAAAGCAAGCATAAAGTTTTTGGATCATCCAAAACTAGTAGAGACAGAATGGGGGGAAAAGTATTCCGTAACTATCCTTCTACTCTCTCATCCTCTGTATTCAATCTCTTCTCCTAAAGGGATAAAAATGAACTGGCAAACAAACGCTAAGGTAATCAAAGACCTAGTATCTATGCTAGAAGAAGGAAACAAAGAGTTCTTAAAAGATTACTCTAACATGACTTGGGAGCTTAGCGTAGCTGAGGACGGCAGCTATTGGTTGAATGCATGATTTGTATTAGTTGCAATAAACATGTTAGTGAATGGATAGGTGTTCCTACTGATAGAAATATAGTATTGTGTAAGGAGTGCGCATAATGCGTAGAGAGTGTACACTTTGCAAACAAGAATTTTTACATCGTAGTGTAGAAAAAATGCATGAACATCTATTCTTGTGTACAGAATGTAAGCAAGCTATACTTAGCGCGGGGTCTTACTTTTAAGAAAGGATAAGGATAGAGAACTAGAAAGGTAATTAAGGGGCTCAGAAATATTATGAGTGACCTTCTGAGCCCTGCAAAGTTACTAAAATAGACTGTTATAACACTATCTAGTGTCTAGTCCAAGGCGTTTCTTGGGCTGTTTTACCCCTACTTCGGGGCTTTGTGAGGCATTTAGTAACCCCTGGACACCGTTTCGCTTCATTAACAAATCAGCAACGAAACCCATTATTGGATTTTCTCTAGTGATCGCTTTGATCGTGGTTTGTCCTGTAGCATCATCAATTTTTTTGCTAGCTGCACCGATTGAGCCAAAAAAGGAACTTTGGAACGTTTCAAGTTTATCATGCATTCTGTCTTCGATTTCATCTATAACACCTGCTAAAATTTCTATAAGCTCTTCGTCACTTTCTCGGCTTTTGGCCCACCTAACCCACTCATCTTTCGATAATTTGGCAATATATCTTGATAATAGTGCATAAAATACAGACCAAGCAGCAAAGTATAGCAATAATGAAACTGTAGTGATTTCCATTAATCCTCTCTTTCAAAAAATAAAGTTTTAATTGCAGCTAAAACAGAAAGGGCACTTACTATTTTTAACTGGTCATCATTCATCGTAAAACCTTCTTAACTCGTTCACGTTCTACATAACTAGAAACTACTCCAGGCTCAAGGTTTACAGTAATAGTTCCAGGTTTAAATTTTTTTGGCCTTATGGTTTCAAATATTGTTGTTCTTTTAATTTTAGTTTCTACCAGACCACTGTCTTGAGCTAATTTTAATAATGGAATCAATGCACCTAAATTCATGGTATCAACTCTCCAAGTACTTCAGGTACTTTTGATAATAATTGTTCAATACTAAGTCCTACAGGTGCACCGCCAATAGCTCGCTTTTTAGTATAAGCACTTTCCACATCTTTGCTAATATTAACACCTAAATCTTTTAAATCTTCTAAAGCTTCTTTACCTTCTCGAACTGCTAAAAATGCGAAACCAGTAATAATTATTTGTTTTATTATTTCA